CCGATGGGGGTCCTACGCCGAAGCGCAATCAGAAGAAGGAGAAACCATGATTGAAGATATCACACATGATGTGACACTCTCCAAAAGTGGGGAATATCGTTCTGCCACCGATGTTCATTTAGGTGACATAACGGGTTCCACGGTCGTTCCTTGGTTTACAAAACACAGGGAATGGGTCCGATCTCTAACAAAACCTTATGTAAATCAGCAACCATATCTGGTCTTGAAGTCGAACTCTCGGAGTGCTTCTTACCATTATTTCAGGCAGAATGTTGCCTGGAGTGGTGGTGAAAAACGTGAAGAGAGTGGAACGTTTTCAGTGCTTGATCCATCATTAGGTCTGGAGTTTTGTAGATCTCCAGAGCTCGATCCCACTATCCTTGACCAAACCAATTCTGCAAAGAATGGGTGCTTTGACGCACTCAATGGCGAGCAGTGGAATGTTCCCGTTTTTATGGGCGAGTTGCACAAAACTACCGAGCTAGTCAGCGGGTTTGCAAAAGCCTGCTCTGACAATTACGAGCTTCTCAAAACCAAGAGTGTCCCTGGTCTTTTCCAGCGGTCATTGAGGCGATGGGGTGCTTTCGCTCGTGGGTTCCGGTTACCCAGGAAGAGTATTACTTCTGAACTCTCCAAATACTGGCTCCTGTGGCGGTACGCCGTTCAAACTGGCGTTATGGATATCAAGGCTGCGGCCAAGACAACTGCCGACCTCCTGCTTGATAAGTCTAATCAAGTAGACAACCACATAAAGCAGCGCCGTACTCGTGTGCACGAAATGCCTGATTATGAACAGTTTGACTCTGCGTGGGGTAGGCGCGTTGCGCTTGGTCTCTCGCTTGGATCAAATTTCGGGCATCGACTTTCTAGGGTCGCCATGATTGAAGCAAAAGCATGGTTTACTAGCGTCCGGACCAACAGTTTTCTGACTGATGCAAATCAGTTAGGGCTGCTAAATATTCCGGAAGCAGTATGGGAACTCACAGCTATGTCGTTTGTAGCTGATTGGGTACTAGACGTGGGTAACTTTCTCCAGCGTAGTACAGCTGGTGTTGGTTATTCGTTGTTGAATGGAGGCTATTCACACTTTGTCCGTATTTCGGGCGAGTATAAACTCGTGGACTACGGCTACTACATGGAGCCAGTACGCAGTTTTACCTGTGATGCTGACCTGTTGTATGAGTCCTCGATGTATCAGCGGTTCCTCTGGGAAAACCCATCCCCAGTATGGACTCCTAAGGTTCGAATGAACATGAATCGGTGGTTGGACGCCGTTAGCTTGTTACGCACTATCGGGCCTATTAAGAAGTTCAGGAACTTTTAAAAACTACATATCCCTCCTTTAGGAGATTCTATGGGTTATTTAACTACCGCGACCATCAGCGGTCTTAGTAGAAGTGATGGTGTAACCGCTCGCACTGTAACTATGACGCGAGTAGCTCAGATTCCAAACGGTTTCATTATGCGAGAAACTATTGCTACTGCACCTAACCAGGTGTTTGCGCAAGAAATCAAGCATACGGCCTACGAGATGAAGTCTAAGACTGGCAATGTTGTTCGCCATCAAGCGACTGAAATTCGCTGGCCGTACGAAACGAGCGTAGGTTCCGGTATTCTCGGGGGTGAAGCTAGCCTGACGAAGACCGGGCTCCATATTCCCGCCAATTGCCCAACTAATGTCCGAAAGGATATCGTGCAGCAGTTGTCGTATATGGCGTCTGGTTCAGCTGGAACTCTCGGGTACGAATTGGTAGTGGCCCCTGTTATTAACGGGCTATATCCATTTTGACCGGCTTGCACGGGATTCGTGCCGATCACCACGTATAGTGTATTGCAGTATTTCTGCTCCTTTCTTTTTGTCATATTATCCAGGAGGATATATGGTGAAGACCCAGAGACTTAGGTTGCCACTGTGCGGAGATTTTGACATTCCGTACAGAGCGCCCCAGTCGCTTATGAGCCCGGACTATGTAATTAATGAATCCGAGTGGGTTAATATAATCGGTGACACGAAAACCAGAGATGGTCGCCGTGCCGGTTACGCCGCTGCTCAGGCGTTAAAGGGTAGAAGGGTTAGCGATGTACAGGTCGTTAATCTGCTGTTGGCTTTAGCAGTCGATTCCCGTCGCACACCGTTGCAGAGGAAAGTACTTAATCTCTGCAACGCATTCAATGTAGCTTACAAGCTGCAAAAAGGATGCAAAAGTGGTGACGTATCGGTTAGCATGAAGCTTCAAGCGGGGACCCCGTGTTGGGAGATCCTACGAGAGATCGTTGGGTTGAAAGCCGGTTTACCTCATGGTGCAACTAGCCATGAAATTTTGGACTATCAATCTGACGTGCAGCTCGTAAAGCTCTTAAGTAAGTACCCTTTCGAGGGTGCGGACGAATTAGCTGAAGATAATGCTATTGATGCCCTCCTTGAACAAGAGAAACGTAATAAAGAGACCAATCGCGCCTGGAAAGACATGCCTGAAAATGATTTCATCTTAAGGCTCCAGACCGAAATTGAGGAGATTCTTGGTCCTCCTCCATCTCTTGAAGAGATTTTGGCGTCAGCTGCTTGGGGGCCCGGTACTCTGAACGATTATTCGTTCGGAACTAGAGAAACTGGGGCGGAGTTTAAGTTCGCAGCAATGCCAACTTGTTCTCCTCGTTTAACTCCTATGGTATCCGCGGTTATACAGTCGTATCCGCGCTGGTTCGAGTATTTCTCGGATCAGGGATGGGACACAATCCCATACCGAGTTGTGCCAGCAGACAAAATGTTCACCGTGCCAAAGAAGTTTGAACGCGACCGTTGCGCCTTTCTGCCTTCAAGTATAAACGCTTGGTTGCAGCGAGGTGTTGGACTGACGATCCGTAAACGGTTAGCGAAAGCGGGAATCGCAATGGAACTACAACAGGAAGTCAATAGGACCATGGCAAAACTTGGCTCTATTTCCGGAATCTACTCGACGATGGATTTAACCAGTGCGTCTGATTCGGTCTGTAGAGGCTTCCTAGTTTCAGTGTTAAGTCCCGCGTGGATTAATCTGCTAAAGCTCATTACTGCAGATTACTTCTCGCTTCCAGAGGGTTACCTAAAAAGGCATCCAAACGCCAAGAGGATTCACCGGTTTGAGATGATTTCTGCGATGGGCTGTGGGTATACGTTTGAACTTGAGACCGCGATTTTCTATGCGGTTGTGAGGTCAGTCGTCCCTGCCATATGTGCCCGGGAAGAAAAAGTTGATTATACTGGTAAAGTCCTTTCTGCTTCGGTAAAGAAGCGGTATTGGCACGTAGGTGTTTATGGGGATGATATCATAGTCCCGAGCGCTTACGCTCATGAAGTCGCTGACCGCTTGCGATTTTGCGGTTTCACGGTTAATGAGGAAAAGTCTTTTATTAGCAGGTCGCCGGGTTTCCGCGAATCTTGCGGAGGTGACTACCTGTACGGGTACCCTGTTCGTCCACTCTATTTCACCAAAGCCCTGTCCGATGGATCTCAAATTATTACTACAGCTAATCGAGTCCTGGAGAAAGCTCATGAAGTATTCGGTGATCATAGCGGTGACGATCGTTTTTCTGATCGTCGATACCGCGGATTACACGATGCTCTTGTGCGAACTCTTCCAGGCTTCATGATGAAGCTGACCACGCCCCCTTACGTAAGTGGGGGGTTGTGGATGAATGAGACGGGTCCAAAAGATTATGTTAGAGGACAAGCAATGTATCGCGTGTTCTCAACCAAGTCAGAGGTAGTACCTCTTCAGAACATCGGTTTGTTCCCATCTGGGAAGAACTTATGGCCGACTTGGGGCAACGGATGTAACTTGGCCGCTGCGCGTTTGTCGTTATTGGGGTATCAGCCCTATGATGATGAAGTTATGCGTATAAAAGTCCAGCCAGGGAGTGGTAACGAAAGTGTGTTGAGATCTGAAAACGTCATCCGGATGATCCCGGCTCTGTCGTCTATCTCTCAACACACACGGTGGCTAGGATGGCGATTCGCCACCTAGTGTTTGTCCGTGGGTAACGCCCACGGGTAGAGGGGTGAAG